CACAAGTAGTGTCAAAAGTCAAGCGATATTTGCAAGAAGCGGGAAGCGGCCCTCACGTTTGTTCGGGCCTATCCGGGCCTATCGGGTCTATCGGCCCTCGCATTCGCTCGGGCCTCTCTTATCCTCTCTTATCCGGTCCTTATCTTATCTATCCTTATCCGTATCACAAATAAAATCAAATAAATTCAGAATAGTTGTTGACAGGGTGTGCGGGTAGGGTATAATTATAAACACAAGGATAAAGGAGTGTTACACATGAAGCATTATACAGAATTTGACAAAACTGCTGATTGTTTTGATATACAAGAAATCAAACGCGGCAAACATAAAGAGGTCATCAAGCGTTGCAACAATGTCTTCACGTTTGATACAGAGGCATCCACGTATTATCTTTATTGTGATGAGAAAGGCAACCCTGCAAGGATTGCGACAGCGTTTGACTATAACAAGCCCGTGGACTATTACAAGCGTTGCAAAAAGTATGGTGTCTGCTATATTTGGATGATGCAAGTTCTTGATGAAGTTTATTATGGCAGACAGCTTGACGAGCTCAAAGTGTTTTTAGGCATTATACACAAGGTGATTGGCGAGACCACGCAATGGCGGGTATACGTGCAAAACTTTCCGTACGATTGGCAGTATTGCATCAACGTTATCAATTTTGATGAAGTCTTTGCGCGTGAGCCGCGTAAACCTATGTTTGCTATTAGCCATGAGTTTAGCGTTGAGTTTCGCGATGCATATGTCTTGAATATGATGTCACTTGAAATGGTAGGAAGCAAGTTCAACTTGCCTCATGCCAAAAAAGTTGGTGACCTTGATTATAATGTTGAGCGTTTGCCGTGCACGCCTTTGAATAGCAAAGAATTGGGGTACTGTGAATACGACTGCCTTGTATTGGCCGATTATATTGCGATGAAAGCAAAACAGTACGGCACGGTGTGGGATATTCCTCTCACGCAAACAGGTGAAGTACGCCGCGAGCTTAAAGAAGAGATTATAGCACGCAATCCCCAAAATCCTTGGTATGCGATGAACGATTGGTATCATCGTATATCTCGTATGTGTGAAACAAGCATTGATAATTACAGAGAGTTAGTGCTTTGTTATCAAGGTGGATATACTCACGCGAATGCGCATTACGCCGGGGTAATGATGTTCAATGTTGACAGTTACGACTTCAAGAGTTCTTATCCTGCTGTCATGGTTATGGAAAAGTATCCGTCATCCCGGTTCTATGAAGTTGAAGATGACATCTACCATCTTGACGTTGACAACTACGCGTATATAATGCATTTGCGTCTTTGGGGTGTTAAGAGCAAGTTGCAGAACACCTATTTAAGCGTGAGCAAATGTGTAGACTTTGATTTGCAGAGTGCAGTTGTTGAAAAAGATAACGGGCGCGTGTACAAGGTTGATATGTGTGAAGTGTGGATAACAGAACAGGATTGGTTGACCATACAAGAAGCGTATAAAATGGAAGATGTTGAAGTTTTGGGTCTGAAACGCGCACGCAAGGCATATCTTCCGAAAGAGCTTATCAATTTGTTGGCGCGTTTGTTTGAGCAAAAGGAAAAGCTTGGTGCTGAAATTAAAGCGCTGAAAGCAAAAGGCATTCTATCTGCGCAAGAAACCGAACGGCTTGCAGTGTTGCAGGCTTCCCGTCAATATGTTAAACAATGTATCAACGGTTGCTATGGCATGGCAGTTACGAAATATGTGACTGACCCTGTTGAGTACGACTATAATTATGACGGCGGCGACCATAGCGGTTGGGTGCCGTATGAGCCATATGAAGATATGACTGATGACGAATGGTACAATAAGCAACGCTTTGATATGCAAAAGAAGTTAAATGAGGTGAATAGTCACCCGTTGCTTAATTTTGCATGGGGTGTTTGGGTATCTGCATACGCACGGCGCAATTTATGGCGTGCCATTATTGCGCTTGATGAGGGTATCATTTATGATGATACCGATAGCATGAAGATTGCGGAAGATTATGCGGATGCTGCGCGGGAATACGTCAAGGATTACAATGCAGAGGTTGCCGTAAAGATTGCCAACGCCTGCAAGGCTCATAAAATCGAACCTTCTAAATTTGCGCATCTTGGTGAATTTGATTATGAAGGTCGCTATGACAAGTTTATAACCTACGGTGCTAAAAAGTACGCTGTTGAAAAAGATGGCGAACTTGAAATCACAGTATCCGGTGTAAACAAGAAGAAGGCCGTGTGGAATAAAAAGCGGGAAGCTGAAGAGGGTATTGCGAACAAGTTTGATGCCATCGAACGCATTGAAGAGTTTCGTTTAGAGCCTGAATGTGCAGGGGGAAAGCGTAAAGGTACTTCTTGGGGATACCATACAAGCGGGCGCATGATTCGGTATTATCTTGATGACCAACCGAAAATCACTCTAACCGATTACCTTGGCAACACTGAGACCATCAATCAAAAGCACGCAACGGCCCTTCAACCTACCACCTATAACCTTGGTATGACGGATGAATACGATAACCGCATCAAGAGTGCGCAGGCTCTTTGCGCTGAATACTGAGGTTGTTAAAAAAATAACTATTGTTTACATTATGTTCGATATGTTGTATAATAAAGGCACAAGGAAAAAAGGAGTAAGCATTATGACAGATACAGAATACACGCTTCTTGCAAAGCGTATAAATCAACGGCTCGTTCAAGCGTTGCGCCTTGGCACTGTCAATACAGACGGCAAGCATTTTCAGCAAGAACTTGCGTCCATTGGTAAGAACCGTCTTCCTGAAAAGCTCTCGTACTTGCACGGCAAGAATGTTGACAAGGTTTTATCCATCGCGAATAAGTACAAGGATATCACCAAATTTTATGGTCCTATTCAGGGAAGTGTAAAGAGTGAAGTGCGGAAGCGCACGCCGCTTGAAAAGAAGTACATTTCACTTGTACGCAAGGTCAATTCGCGAATGCGTGAGATGGAACGAGAAGGGCTTGGCGACCTTGGCGGGTATCAAGAAGCTATCGGCGTTTTGAAGATGATGTATGAAAGTCTCATCTATCAAGGCATTCCGGGTGATTCGTTTCCCGTTATGCCGGAAGACCTTCCACCGTCTGCAAACCTGAAAGAGATTGTAAACGATTTCGTGCAATTCGTGCATAGTCCGATGACAACAGCACGCGGACGCCGTGAGTATATCGACAGTGTCGATAAAGCATTCACGGACCGGGGCGAATCGGGTTCGGATTTCTTTTCAAGCATGGCTACCCCGCTCACGAAAAAAGACAAGATTGTACTTGGCTATTGGGTCTCTATCTACGGTTCACTTACGCATCCTTGGCTCGTGAGTGACCAAATTGTTGAGACTGTGCAAGAGTTGAATGAAAGCGGACAAGCACGGGGCGGTTTAGGTACAGTTCGACAGATTCAGCGAATGGCTGAGGCTTGGCACAAAGACCCTGAGGGTCATCGTTCGTGGTATGGTTATCTTGCCGCCGCAATTGCGGGGCAATTGAAACATTTCAAACTTTCCGATGTGAAACCTGAGAAGCAACAACCGCGTCAACGCAAGACCGTCAGTCAATCCGACATCGATGCATTCAACAACGCGAAACCTATGGACAAAGATTTATTTAATAAAATTTTTCATGTGAAGTTGTAAAGGAGAACGATTATGAAAGTCAAATTGTATGTAGAAGGTTTGAATGCATGGAAGTCCCGCCGGTGGATTACCAGTAAAAAAGAGCTTGATTTTCTTTTAAATATATTGATTGGGGGAATGCTGGGAAACCAGGAGTACACTTTTTTCATTAAGTTTCGTGTGTGTGGTAGTCCATTGTGGACTACTTATAAGGTTTTTCAATTTTTGCCAGGGTCCGGGTGGTACTCATACAATGTCGGCACTGAGGATAAAGCGCGGGATATGGTATCTAGGTTAATCACATCGAATGTACCGTCACAGGAGATTCCTGATAACACTATGAATGTATTCAAGGCTTTTTTCAAGAAGTTGTGAGGTGATAACAATGGACATTATCCAAGAAATCAAGAAGCGTCAAGAGAAAATCGATGCAAACACTGAGCGAATCTTCAAACTGCAACAGCAGAATATGAAGTTGCGGGAAGAGATTCGGAAACTGCAGAGGGGGGAGTAATTATGTACCGTATTTATGTTGTTGGTATTGATAAAGAGAATAAATCACACATGATTAGCACTCGTGACTTTGAGTATTATGAAGATACAACGGCGCTAATTAGATATGCACTTGAACGCATTATGGGCGCACCGTTATTTTGCGTTCCTAACCGTCTTTTTTTAAAGAAACTTGATGATTCAGAGTTAGCAGGGAAGTACGAATTCAGGTCAAACAGTATCGAAACAAACACGCAGGACGCATGTCGATTTGTTTATGGGTGGATTCAGCGAGATACATTCACTTCCGACGATGAGTCCGACGATAAGTCCTACGATGAGTCCGATGATGAAGAAGACGAAAATTCGTTTGACGCTCACCGTGCAGGATTCAAACTCCTGTTGGAATATTTTATGATGACACCTGAAGAACAAGTGAAAAGGCATAGCGATTATGCTCAACTGATTGCATCGCTCATTTCCGGCCATATGAAGTAAGTTATTTATTTAACAATTCCAAATCCATTGACAACGCCTAACAAAGGCGGTACAATATAGACAATGAAACGGAAACGTTTCAAGTAAATAAAAAGGAGCTATTGTTATGAAAAAGAATTTTTGGAAACCTGCAACCTCTACTATCCCGGGTCCCGTTGATTTCAAACCTATCACGGTGCCCGCCGATGTGTCCATCCCGGATGAGGCCTTCAATGCCGAACCGGTGCCGGTGTTTGAGTGTGAGCGTATAATCAACGATGCGCTCACGTGGTTGCTTCCCTTTATGTTCAGTGATGACATCATCCTTGAGCCTGAATACAAGCACGATTGCGTGATTTCAATCACTTGCCGGGTTGACGATGAGTCTACCGAAACCATCGACTTTTACAGCGATGACCGTGTGAGCGAATGTAAGAAGAAGCTGCGTAAGATTGTGATGAATGGTTGGCCGGTTGAGTCCTTTGAGCAGGACGGAAGCCTTGCGTTGAACACCGTCTATCTTGAAAAGTTCTTCAAAGCCCTTGGCACTTTGGGCGGTACGCTTGATACTTCCGATGGATACGTAAAGTTTATCCCGTTTGCTGAAACGTCCGCGTACTTTTGGGATTTGGTAGGTGATTGATATGGAAGAGCTTCCCTACATCCCGGATATGGACCCTGTTAAATATGATAGCTGTTGGTCCGGTATAGCGCGGGCATTGATTAAAGAACAAGAGCAGAAAGAGTCGAAAGAATCCAATGCATAGAATAAAGCCCCTCTCAAACGAGAGGGGCTTTTCTTAATGTTCCACGTGGAACATTTAGTATCATTCGTCGTGTTGCGTTCCTGCGTCATCACCGGTATGGATGACGATGTCATCATTGACTTCATCGCTGTTGCTCTGAATCAGTTGAGACGGGTTCAGATAGATTTCAGAACCAACGGCGTAGCGACGGTTAGCAAGCCAAGAAGTAGTACGAGAGCCACTAGGGTAAATACGCAAACGATGTGCGATATTATACTGCACATACAAGGCAACAGTAGTCAGAGAAGAAGTGTCTGTTCCTGCTAGTGCGAGTAAAGGCACCCACATATCAGATACGACAGGGGAGAAATCATCAGGCATTATAATATACAGAACGGAAGAGCCTCCAGAGGTCGACCAAATATACCCCTCAAATTTCAAATGTTGATGGTCGTTTTTATCGTACCACAATTTGAGATTATCGATGTTGAGGTTCGTAGAGCCCGGCTGTGAGGGCGTTACTTCCACCCATTCAATGCCACCGCCGCCACCACCGCCACCACCGGACGGCGTCTTCCATTCAACAGACTCGCCATCGATTGCAATAGTCGGGACCTGCCCGCTTGTACCACCTGCGGGAAGTGTGCGGAGCGCACTGATTTTGTTGTCAGTGTGTTCGTCTGCTTCCGTGACGGCGCTGGTTTTGGTAGTACCCGCAAGCGTGTCAACATAGAGCTTGTTTGTGACATCGTTGTTATTGGTCGGGGTTTCCGCGTGAGTCTCACCAAGAACCGTTAACCCTTCAAAATGGTTGGTGCCTGTAAATACGTTGTTTCCTGCGGCTACAACGTCACCAGAGCCCGCACCGGGCGTGCCGGGTTGTCCTTGCGGGATACCATAGTCAATCATATATAGACCGCCGCCAACATTTTCAAGGGTAACCGTGGGTTCTGCGTCGGGGCTGAGCTTTGTAACAGTACCTACCTCAAAGGTAGGCGTAATCCCATCTTTACCAGGTGTTCCGGGCGCACCGGGCGCACCGGGCGCACCGTCTGCACCCGCTGTTCCGTTCTTAATTTTTGCTGTAGTTGTACCGCTTGCATCCGTGACGGTAATAGTTGCACCCGTTTCGGTCTGGACAACGTTTGCAGTCGGGCTCACTCCATCTTTACCGGGTGTACCGGGCGTACCATTATCGCCTTTCGGTCCTTTGATGTTACGAGAGGCCGGGGGTGTATTGGTGTTAGACTTTGCCCACGAGATAACACCTGCGGTTGTAACGGTAGGATACCACAAATCATCCGAGCCACCACCGCCACCGCCACCGCTCTGATTCACCCATTCGTAACCGGAGCCGTCTTCTTTCGGCGTTGCAACCTGCCCATGAGAGCCACCGGGCGGAAGTTCGCGGACGTTCTTTACCGCCGTCAAGAGTTCGTTAAATTTTTGACAAATCTGGTTTAACCACTCAATAACAGTCGGTCCGCCTTCATACGGAAGGAACGGGAGAGGAAGCATAGGAATCACTCCATTCTTTGAAATTTTCATCGGTGTCTTTGTATAACGGGCCTGTACCGGGTGTATCGTGAGGCGGGTAAGGAATAGGCGGGATGACATGGCAAGGGACCTTGCAAGGCTCAACGTTCACATCCATTGTATCACCTTCTTTAAGAGTAGTTACTATAAAAGAGCTGCGCAATTGCGGGGTCCTTTACAATCATCATGTTAATGTTTTCAATCACTTCACGGTAGGCGGCAAGCAGGCGGAATTTTGCTTCCGTTGTGCCCTTGCGGGTAGTGTTTGTAGTACTACCATCTTTCCCGGTTTCCTTGCGGGTTTCAGTATGTTCGCCGCTTCCACTCGCTACGGTTTTGCCGGTGTCGGTTCGTGTTGCAGTCGCCGCAACGGTTGTAGTACCTGTATCGCTGTGAGAGCCTTCACTCGTATTGTTGCGACGGTTGCTGTTACCCTCTGCGGCATAATTGTCGCTCATACCACCGGTATCGCCTGTACCATCACCGGAGCCACCAGAAACCGGGAAAACGTAATGTTTATCGTATCCGTGCTCCCCGCTTGTGTCGCTAGTGGACCCGCTACTTTCTGTACTGGTAGTATCATCGCGTTTATCTTGGCCAGTACGTTCGTCGGTTGTAGTACGGGAATCACTGTTATTTCCCTGAGTTGTTCCCGTGCTCTCGCGTGTACCTTGCATAATGGTTTCAAGAGTTTCCTCATAGCTCTGCAAAGGATTTGCGCCAATGTCCAGAGCGTCAATAGCGCGGCGTGCATTATAATAGGGCATGATAGCACGCATTGCAAAATCCATCTTTTGGGCCATTTCGTCGGGGGTCTGAAAACCGATTTCACGGGTCCAGTAATTTTGTAGAATTGCGCTGTTGATTTCTTCCCGCATACTTTCAGAGGGAACCGGGTATTTACTCAATGCCTTTTCAGTAAAAGGATACCCGGATGCAATCAAGTCACATAGACGCACTGTTGCTACTGCCATCGCTTCCACCCTTTCCGCCGTCCGAAACATTCGGTTCGGTCTTTTCATCTTCTTCATCTAACGGAAGCCCGTTGTCATCAAATACTTCCGCGCTGTTTTCGGTAGACCCGCCAAGCCATTTTACCGTCACTTTCGGATATCCCATCGCGGCAAGTTTATCGAAACCGTCTTGGCGTGCTTTGATGACTGCTTTTGCTTTCATTGTAATTTGTTCGTTATTCGCGTTTACTTCATCGTCAGTTACGCGTTCGGCCTTGAAAACATTGACATTATTCGTACCTAGATAGGTTAAGAGTTCAGACCATTCTTTATCAAGTTCATTTGAAAACGCCGAAATGTTATTGATACATTCGGTGTTCAATGCCTTGATTTCGTTGCCCGTGTTGCTATCTACTGCCACGAAAATATAAGGGGTGCCAACGCTAATTTCTTTGATACGATTTTGCAAAGAAAGCTGCTGTGCCTCTGTGCCCGAAATAATGATAGGGCAAGAAAGAGAGCTCACGTTAACATTGCGAGCCATATGCAACTGTGCCATATCCTGCACAATGTGCAACACCATAAGATAGGGAACAATTGGTGTCGCCGTTGCACCGGGAGAACTTTGGCACACCGTGTCGTATATAATAACAGCATTCGTGTCTTTAAGATATGTAAGGCCCGTGCCATTTGCCGGACAACTAGACCACTCTGTCGGGTTGCCATAGATGTCGAACGTTCCACCCGGCAAAACGTTGCCGCAACGGTAAGAACCGAGGATTTCATCAAACCAAACCGTATCGCGGCCATCATAAAAAATGCAGCGTTCGGCGTACGACGGGTCAAAATATTTGAGGGCATCGGGGTCTTCACATTCATACGTAACACGGTTCAGGAAAATTTCAAGCGCACGATTTACGTAATAAATGCAAGTGTCTTCCATATCGGCTTGCGCTTTGCGGTAATAATTTGCTTTTTTCACTTAATCACCCCTTAATGGTATTTTTTACGCTGTAATCCATCCAAGCGGACGGGTCGTGCCAAATTCGTAGACCTGCGTCCATTTGCTGATTGATGACATTCTTTGCCTCTGTGGGCAGGTCACCGAGGACATTTGCACCTTGCGTCCAGATGAAATTAAAGCGCGTGCGTGTATTCAGTTCGGGCTTTTTAATGTCGTTGATTGCATAGCCATAAGCAGTGAAATAATTGTCAATGATTTTGGCGTAATACGACTGCACCTGCATACGGTATTCGATAAAGGACATACGCCCGATTGCAAATTGAATGTTGCTATCAGACAGGCCAACTACTTCATTCGGAATGCGTGCACGGTCTTTTTGCTTGGCAATCGTGTCGGCGGCGTCAAGAGCCGTGTTGGCAATCTGCGCAATGCCGGACACCGCACCCGCCAGCCCACCGGTTACTGCGCCTGTGACAGTAGAAGCAACTCCACCAACCAAACCTGTTGCAAGGTTCACTGTATTGCGAATGCCTTGTACCGCATAGCTGTTTTGATTTGCAAAATAATCCGCACGCATTTCGTTATAGCTGTAACTGCATAACGGATAGGTGTTCAATTCCAATGAATAAAGAGGGTTTTCACGAGCTGTTGGGCCTTTGTAACTATACGGAATAAGGCGACAGGCGGGGGAATTTGACAGCTGCGAATATAGACGAAACGTGGGTGTGTGTGCCGGAATATTTTGAGAAGCATCTCCATTAAAATACTCATACCCCATTTCCATCTGAGAACCCGCACCGTTGTCAATCACCAAATAATTAAACTGCTGAGTGTAAAGTTTATTGTTGTTTGGGGTATACGAACCGAACGTCGTCGGGCTTGCTTTGCCTTTGATGTTATTTACACGAGGGTAAGCGGAATTGATAGGTTGAACGCCACTTGCAGGTGCCATAAATTCAGGAATCATTCGGAGAACCTGAACGCTCTGAATCATCACACCATCGACAAGTTTTTGCAAATAGAGGTTGATAGACTGGACTGCGGTATTTAATTTATCTTGGTCTGTCGTGTCCACCTCAAATGCGATGAAATCACAAGCTTGATAAATGCCCTGCTGGAAACGTCCACCTGCAAAAGAAGGGGCAATGTTTTTAAGATTATAAGTGAAACTTCCGGCGGCGTCCTTTATTGCATTGATGATATAGGTGCCAGCATCGGTCGCCGTTGTGGTTTCGGACGGTTTGTACGTGTATGCAATAAGCACACACGGCTTTGTATTCCATCCGCTTTCCTCAATAATATCGGTGCCGATGCCCGTATATGCGGCAGTGCCAATATCAGCAGGGGAGATGACAAATTCTCCTGTTTCGACATTCTCTTCAATGAGGTTCGCGCCTACGGTATCATCCTTCACAGTCTCACGGCGTACCATTGTTGCAGGGAATTCGCAAGACCAATGCCACGTCTGCCAATAATCGACCTGAAAAGGTACTGTAACACTTCCAGCAGACGCGGGACGCGGGGTGCCGATATAGGCATAAAACCACTTGTTCGAAAACTGAGGGTTGCGCCACATAAGATAATTGCAGTTGTAGTAATCATCAAGCGTTGAACCATCTGTGAGGGGTACGGTAATTTCCCACGGGTCCCCGTCATTATTAACGGCGCGACAGTTGTCAAAACTGAACTTTGTTTTAGACAGGAAAAAGTTAGCTTCCTCTTGTTCACTTGCCAGCCATAGAACATTATTCATCTGATAATCGACCGGAGCATTTGACAGAAAATGTACGTCGGTCATCGGTTTAATTAAAGGCATATCTTCACTCCAAAAAATAAAGCGGGGGCGGTTGCCCCCGCCGATGTTTAAGAAGCGGTAACGGTCACATCTTTGGTATCCGTTTTGGACGGGTCCTGTGCGCTCGTAGCCGTGACGGAAATAGTGCTCGCGGTTTCGTCATTTGCGACATAGAGAATGCCGGACGGGCTGATAAAGGTTTTCTTGGAATTGTTGCCCGTAATGCTCCAATTCAGCTTGGAAGACCAGCCACCTTTTTCTCCGCCGTTGACAACCTTTGCAACAATTTCGGTGCTTGCGCACTTTGCGGCCTTCTGACCTGCGGTAATGGTCACGGAAGTGATAGACTTCATAGAATCCACCAGCTCCACGCAATTTTCCATAAGAGAAGTAGAGAAGGTGCCATCGGTGAAATACCAGAAATTCCACACGCGCTTAACCGGGTTGTAAATCTGCGTCATCTCACGGGACTGCAACCAAATCTGGAACCAGTCTTCCGACACGATAAAGCCGATAGCACCGTCTTTCTCTGCGCCGCCGAGGTCTTTCACCTCAATAGTACGGCCCAAAAACTCGGTCTTGTCCATATTGAACGCGGCCGCAAGAACACCGACATCCTGAGAAGACAGGTATTTGGGGGTCGTGATAAACATCACACGGCTAATATCGGTAAGCTGAGAGACGCCCATCCAGTTATAATCACGGGAAGCTCCAACGGCGAAATTGTGAACGATTTCCTTTTCCTTCGCCGCGTTATACTTCAATGCAGGTTCGTCCAGATAAACTTTACCGGAATCCTGCGGCAAAGTGATGTCGCTGTTGATTTTGACCGGGTAAGTAAATCCGCCAGCGTGCGCCAGTGCAAACAGCTTAGTGCTTGCCTTAGATTCCTCATCAATCATAGAAGTGACGAGGGTGCGCTGGATAGCATTCACAACGTCGTTAAAGCCCTCATAGGAGCTGAACGCACGCTTCAAGAGTACGTTAGAGATGGATGCCTTTACGCGCTTCTGGAAGTTGATGGAATGGAAGTTCGTGTAAACGCGGGGCGGTTCAACGCCGAACACATCATCATACGTTGAAGTATCACACGCGGTCCAGTCCACCACCTGCAATTTATCTGCGAAAATCTCTTCGACCGTGTAGCCGTATTCTCGCATTTCCTTGTATACGATGGACAGCGGGTTCTTCGCTTCGGATGCCTTTACGGTGCCGGTAATAACCGCATTGATAAGGGCAGGGCCAAACTCGTTGAACTTCGGGTCATACTTGCGGATAGCGCCGAAAAATTCGGCAGCGTTATCGGCAGTCGGTTCGGGAATCAGCGCCTGAACATTTGCAGACATCGCATTATACGCGGCCTGCGCACGTGCCAGGCCCTGAACTTCGGGGGTTGCTTTAGTTGCCAATATAAATCACCTCTTTAAGAATCATAAATAAGGTCTTCCAACTCTTTCGGGTCGGTCTCTTCGGTTGTCTCTTCTTTGGTATCGGCGGTCTCTGTTACGTCATCGGGAACTTCGGGAGGCTCGCGGCCCGCAATCATAGCGCGGTAAGCTTCTTTCACTTTGTCATAGTCGCTTTTAGCAACATACTCAATGTTAGGTACGGAATCCGCGATGTCTTTAAGATTTTCGCGAACGCTTGCCACAACATCACCGGCGGAAGTCAATGCTTCACCGTCCAGGGTCGCAAGGTATTCGTCCAGCGAATTCAATGCGGTAGAGACTCGCTGAACAACCTCTTCACGCGTCATTCAATCACCTCAACTTTCTGAACGTGTATAGGTCAACTTGAGAGAATTGCACAACTCCAACAGCTTTGCCATATCGGAGCCAGTTGCGTGAATCTTAATATAATCGCCGCTAGAAGGGGCGCTCTCTTTCTCACGTTCCACACTCTGATAAGACCCAAGGTGTTTTGCCACGCTTGCGTTGGCAGTTGTGAAATTTTTATCAAGCCAACTTAAAGGATTAACACGGGTGCCATTATAAAGAACCTCATAATGTAAGTGTTCTCCGTAACAGTTGCCCGTTTCACCGGAATAGCCAATCAGGTCCCCTTCGTTGACCGTCTGCCCATTCTTTACGAGGATTGTTTTCAAATGCGCATAACGCGTTTGAAGATTTTTGCCCTTGTAGGGGCTGTGACTGATTCGCACCATGTTGCCATAACTCTGCATTCCGGTTTTGCTTTTACCGTTCCAGTATTGCACTTGGTCAACCGTACCGGATTCAGACGCATAGACAGGCGTGCCAACCAATGCACGGAAATCCAATGCCCTGTGTGCTGAACCGTTATTGTAAGTCCAGCCGGCTGTAATGATATGGTTTAACAGAGGCCATTCCAGAACTACTTCACCATCACTTCGACGCATCGTTGCCGCCTTTCAACTTGTCCAGATATGGCTTGAATAGAGCACACATCTGAGGATTTACTGCGCAAATGTTTTCAAGAATACTAATAAGCTCCATAATACAAATGTAGACCGTTACGGCGGGAACGGCAGGAACATCAACCCCAATGTTGATATATACAATAGCATACTCAACAAAATAGGCAACTGCCATCGCCATAACTTCCATACTTTTATGGAAACCACCCTGTCGCATAATGGCAGAATTATAATTGCCATTATACCCGGCCTTGATAAGGCCCGTCACGACATCAAACACGATGAAACCCAAAACGATGATAAGATACATATAACACCTCCTGCTATTTACTTTATAATTAAAATAGCACTTCGTTAAATATTTGTCAATACCATTTGTTAAAAATTTAACGGGAATTTCCCTATATGGCTCAACAGAAACAAAATAGGAATAATATCGGGCTCGCCGGATGTATCATAATTCGCGGCATTCGGGGTCCATTCAAGTATTCCAAAAGAGCCCCATTGCAACCCGCCACGTAGGTCAATATCGGGAAAATCGGAAGGCGGATAATGCTCGCTGTCGGTGTCGATTTCCATCATATAACGCGCAATACTGCAAGTAATGCCGCGCCAAACTTTAACATATTGTACAGGGTTTGTATCTATATGGACAAACAACGAACCGGATAAGTTTGTTTGCAAATCATATTCTTTGATTTCATCAATCCCGGCGGCTTTGTCCAAAAGCAAAATATTCGCTTTGCTTGGATGCGGACTCTTTTCGATGTATGCACTTTCGGGGGCTACAAAAACGGCAAGCTTATCAAACCCCGAAATACTATACGTAAAATCGGTCATACCAAAATTAAAGCCACCGTCTGCCATACCATGCGTTTGCCAGTCACCTGAAAAGTTTATGGTAGATTGCAACACTCGCCATCCGCTTGTGTATAAATTCTGAGAGGTGTACCACGATAAATAAAACTCGCCGAATACGGGGGCAAGCGATGTAAGCGACGTGATTTGCTTTGTGCTTGGATGAACACGAAACATCATAGGAATACTTGCAGGTGCTTTGTCGGGAATTAACGGGTTGCCGTATTTGCTATAATGGATAGGAACATCAACGCTATGAACACTCTTTTGATAGTTCGATTTTGCTGTATACCATGCAAATATAAATTGAAAAGACGCTTCGGTATCACTAACCGCTTTTTTGGTTAGTTGGCTCGTGGACCATTGTACGAAATCCAGATATGTGTTACTGTATTCGCCAGGTAGAGCCCCTGTGCCACGCTCACGAATCATCGATTTTGGATTGTTGTCGCTTTCACTGCGTAAACGATGGTAATAAATCAACACCTGCGAATTGGAAGGAAGTGCCGTGCCTTGAATAGACTGCACACCGCCTTGCACACCGTCGGGAAAAATAACGCTCTCTTCTATATCGTATAACGCAAATGTAAAGCCGTTGCCGTAATAGCTATAAACAAGACCAAGCTCTGCAACTTTGGAAAACCATGTGTTGCCACTTAATCCACATAACATAAAAGGCGTGCCTTTTTCTACTGTCGCATTAGATGCAACCAAATAAACGGCATTGCCTGCTGACAGAATCATACGCTTCGTGTTGGTTTCATCGTACAAAACCGTCAACCCGTCTTCATTTTGATAGTATCCCTTAAATGGCATATATATCAAAAAGTTTGAAAAGGGTATCACGGTGTAAGGACCTGCGGTATAGTCGTGCACAAGAGGAATCTCTACTTCCTGATTATAAATATGCGCCTCTGTTACGCCATAGTCCAACATTGTGCAACGCATTAGAAACTTCCTTTCATAACTGTAAAAAATGCTTGCTTTGCAAGTTGACTCTCAAAAAACACATATCCTTTATCAAGACGCTGAACAAGATTCCCACCCGCATAGCTTGTCATAAACGCACGACGGGATTGTGTGCCGTACTCTTTATCAATTGTCGACATTTCAAAACATTCTACGTTTTTGTTGCCCGTGTTTTCACTGAAAAAAACGTCATTGCTGTATTTATCATACCAAATACCGAAAAGACGGTCATCAACGCGCCACATATAACGCAACACCGCGTAGCGACCTTTCGTTTTAATAAAGTTGTCGTTATCACGCAAAGCTTTATTGTATAGCGAAAAATTCCCGTATTCTGTATCTGCAGTCCATTCTGCAAACCAACTCTTTTCGCGTGCTTCAAGAAGTTTTTTACTTGTTTCACACCATTCGACTGCAACATGACGCGCAGGATTTTGCCACATCTTTTGCCCCGTCGGCATATATCCCTCATTTAAGAAATAAGGATTATAGACTGAAACGGCGTTACTCATCGCAAACACGCGGGTATTGTTATCATAACGTATAATGCTATCAACTGCGCCTTGGAAAATTTGATACTCTTTAGGAAGGTACGCGTTTGCCCCGCTCTTGTGTGAGATAAACTCATCATTGATGATAGTATTCACATTCGCAAAATCAATACCCGCGCCGCGAACATGGTCCAAATCTATCATGTACCCTGCTTCCAAGCCTTTGTAAGTGATGATGTTGCCCTTGTTTACTTTCCAATCCTTGCGGATATCGTATGGATAGCGTGAAAACATCTTCCGCCTTTCAAGCTGAATCTCTTTGTCACGACGTCGCATATAAACAAAGCGGTGTACTTCCCCTGCATCAAGTGCTTTCTCAACTTTCTTCGGGTCAGCATTGCACAACTCTTCGACTGGTATCCTAAATTGGTCCATTGCGGTAAGACGCGTGTTATATGTTTTTCCAATACCACGCCCGCCACAACCATATAACACATGCTGTCCTGTTTCAACTAAATCATTGCAATACCAATGCACGCCGTCAGGCTTCTCCAAGTAGAAACCGTCATCGGTCATAAGGTACGTGCCAAATTTACCTGTTAATTCTTTCACAAAGTACCCCCAAAAATAAACAGCCTTAGAGGGTTGACCAACCTCACGGCGGCATGCTTTCGCAAGTGGTTATCCGCGCGCTTCACTCCAAGACTGCTTATGGTACGATATGTAGGATTCGAACCTACGACCACCCGCTTCGTAGGCGGGTACTCTATCCATCTGAGCTAATACCGTATATTAAAGCCTTGCCCGAGTCGACGGGCTTCTCCGTGTGTACACCAACCCTGAGGTCCGGCGCATTGTGCGTTATGCTATAGGCTTTACTGTATTATATACCCTACCCGCACACCCTGTCAACAACTATTCTGAATTTATTTGATTTTATTTGTGATACGGATAAGGATAGATAAGATAAGGACCGGATAAGAGAGGATAAGAGAGGCCCGAGCGAATGCGAGGGCCGATAGACCCGATAGGCCCGGATAGGCCCGAACAAACGTGAGGGCCGCTTCCCGCTTCTTGCAAATATCGCTTGACTTTTGACACTACTTGTG